GAAATGATGGTTGGAAATAAGATGATGACTCCAGAACAAGCAAACGCTATGCTTGATACTTTTGCTGGCAGTCTTCCAGAACTTGACGCAATAATAAGTCTTGGAGTAAAAACATTTGGTAGTGCCGAAACAATGTCAGTTTTGAACATGTTTAGCGGTTTTCAAGATAAAACTGTAGCAAAAGAATTAATTGCAAGTATTATGAAAAAAGATAAAAAAGAATTTGATGAAACGGCAAAAACAATTGCATCTCTTCAAATGTTATCTGGTCAAGAAGTTGACGTAGAGGTAGTTCTAACCACTATAAAAGCCGAAGGCTTACAGATTATGACAGATAGACTTAAAGAAATTGAAGAGTGGGACGATACAAAACTTACTGATAAAGAAGTTACAATTAAAACAATTACTGAGTTTGCAGAAAAAAACAAGATCAACAGTCCAGAACTACAAGAGATGATGAAGCAACCGTGGTTCTTAAAGATGAAGCCAGGAGAGAAAAGAGAAGTTATACAAAAGTATACTCAACTGCATATGGCTTATGCTGTTAGAACTCCTGCAGCAATCTTGGCCGATGCCGAAGCACAAGCAAAAATAGATCTATATAAAAAGTATGGAAAAATAGATGTAGATGGTGTTCATAAATTAGAGTTTGAGGAGTGGACCAGTAAATATGTTACAACCTATAATAACGTAGGTGGTACAGCAGCCTCTGCTACAACAAGTATTTATAAAACAGACGACATCGTGCCTCCAAAGGTTCCAGGAGATGATATACCTGAAGGGACAGAGGTAGAAAGAGACACTACTTACGATGAACTTATGAAGCGCCTTAGAAATGTGCGTAACTCTGCAATTGATGCAGCAGGGGGATTCAAAGAACTACAAAGAGCCATCGCAGCAACAGGAAGCAAGGCTATTGCAAATAAGTTCCAGGGACTTGAACAACAGTTAATTAAAATGGGTCAGACTAGCCAGTTTACAGACTACCTTGCTGGCCTTGACACAAAAGACTTAAAGAAGTTTGCTTATACAGCAACTGCTGCAGATGTAAAAAAGAAAAAAGGTAAGCAAAAGTATACTCAGGTAGATCCTGAAACTGGCAAGATGGTTACAAAGTATCAAAAGTTTAAGGCAGGAGATACTGTTCTCACCCAAAAGGGTAGAGACATGGAGCAGGGATACAAGAAGGCTATTATTGGAGACTACAATAAGGCACAACTACAGTCTGTAACTCTGGCAAAGCAGGAAATTGCAGCAAGAGGAAAACTGCTTGCTCTTGGTTTTGATGAACTAGATATTCAGACAATGCTTGCAGATGAAAACTATAAGACTCTTATTGCTACAGGTAAGGTAACAAAAGCAGAACTAGAAACAAACGCTGCTCTAACTAAGCAGGCAAGAATTAGAAACCAGATTAACGGAGCAGTTGCTGGTCAAAAAGATTTGCAAAAAACCACGGCTAACCAAAAGAGAATTCCAGAAGTTGTTGCAATGATGCAGCAAGCAGGAATGAATGCTCAGTCAATTAGAGAAGCAATAAAAGATCCAGCAATGCTAGACACATTAATCAATGGAATGGATAACTTTGGTACTCTTGCAAAAGATGCTCAGGATGAGTTTAATCATTTGCTTTCACAAATTAATGAAATACCAGAAAGAAAAATTATCGAAATTATATTTACTCAAACAAGAGAAGAAAAGATAATGAATGCTGCAACAGCAGCAGCCGAGATGTTTGATGCTTACAAAATGATTGATGAAAATACTCTTACTAATAAAGAAGGAAACACCTTTGCTGGCCTCCAGGTCAAGATGGAAGATCTAAACAATCAATCAAAGATTGCACAAAATGCTATTAACTTAACTCAATCTAAGATTGATGATATGCAAAAAGAAGTTGATGCAGATCAAAGAAAGATTGAAGAAGACTTTACCAGACCAATTGAAAAGAAACAAAGAGAGATCGATAAATTAACAAGAAGTGCTGAACTTAACTTTACTAGACCAATCCAGGCTTTACAAGAAAGATCTGCAGTACTATCCCATGACTTAGATGTCATGAACAAGGCTGCAGAAGCAATCAATGAAAAATATGATAAGCAACAAGAAGCATTAACAAAAGTCTCTGAAATTAATCAGCAGATTATTAGCCAACAGCAACAGCAACTTGGCTTGGCAGATGCCCTTTCACAAGGAGATATTTCAGGAGCAGCAAAAGCAATTCAAGATATGCGAGCCTCTAATGCAGCAAACTATGCAACCAGCGCACAAGATGCTTTACAAAAAGCAAGAGAGAATGAGGTTGGTAGTCTTCGTGGTGGAGTTAGCGGAAAGTCTCAGAAAGAAATTGAGGCAGAGCAGTGGGATATCAGTCAGAAGACTTACGACCTAGAACTCAAAAAGGCAGCGGTAGATAAAGAAATTCTTGCAATACAAGATTCTATCTACACCCTAGAGCAGTCTAGACAAGTAGCCCTTGATGCAATCCAAGTTAAAACAGATGCCATCGCTAAAATTACATTTGGAACATTACTAGATCAACAAAACAAACTTAAGGCAATCAATGACCAGAGTCTAGAGTTGACAAGACAAAGTGATCTATTAGCATATCAGATAACTCAAAATGATAAGAATAGAATTATTCAAGGCCAGACAAGAGCAGAGTGGGATCTAACATACAAGGCAGCAGATGCAGCAGCAAAACTTGCAAAGGGAGATCTTGCAGCAGCACTTGCTGGAGTTAACTCGGTTTCTGGAACAATAAAGGGAGCCTGGGATTCTATTAAGTCATCTTATGATGATATTAAAGATAAGTCTATAACTATTACTCAGCATATAGTTACTACATATGGTGCTGCACTTGGTTTACCAGATCCAAATGCAGGTAAGCCAGATCCAAATGCAGGTAAGCCAGATCCAACTAAGTCACCAGGAGCAGCATGGATTTCTGACGGTAAGGGTGGATGGAAGCAACCAACTAAACCTACTGGAGATTATGGTTGGGATGATAATAAAGGTTGGGTTAAGGGATATTATGGCTCTACCGTTCCAGTTACAAAAACTGGAGGGACAAATGATTCTGCTTCAGAAGTAAACCTTAGAGCAGCAGCACTTCTAGCAACATCAAAAGCAGCAGCAGAAAAAGCAGAGAGAGACCTTGCAGCAAGACAGGCAGAGTACGACTCTCTTATGGCGGGGGTAGCAAGACTTCGTGCTGATGGAGATCATGGACTAGCATCTGCAGCAATGAATAGAATTACTACAAAATACCCAGGTGGCCGTCCTTCAACATTTGCAAAGGGTGGGCTTGTTGACACAGCAAAATTCTTAAGCGGAAAATTCTCAGTAGGAAGAGATACAGTTCCAGCAATGCTAAGCCCTGGAGAGTTTGTTATGAGTAAGTACGCTGTTGATTCTTATGGGGTTGAAAAAATGAAAGCAATTAATTCAGGCACAAGCGTAGGAGATTCAGTGTATAATTATAACCTAAGTGTTAATGTCAAGTCTGATGCAAACCCAGATCAAATTGCTAGAACTATAATTGCACAAATTCAGCAGATAGACTCACAAAGAATGAGAGGGACTAGAATATAATGGCTACTTCAACATACATGACAGGTAGACGCAAGTATGGTCGTCCACAGGCTGTTTTGTTTTCTAATAATCCTGGAACTCTTGTTAATGGACTATATGTCCCAAATGGTTTTGAAGTTGGACAAGATCCAGGTTCTGTTACTGACCCAGCAACAATAGATGAATTTTTAATTCTGTCAGATCACAATAGGTCTGAGATTAAGGTTACCCCAAACCGAATAGAAAAAAGAGAAAGAATGATTAATGGGCATATGCGTTCATACCACATTGCTGATAAGATGAACTTTGATTTTTCATGGGATGAACTGCCCTCAAGGGCTTTTGCATTAAGGCCAGACTTTAACACCACAACAGGCAAAAGTACGCTTATAGGGGCTTCAGGGACCCCTACAGCAGCACCTCAGCAGTACACCGTAGATGGTGGAGCAGGAGGAGGAGAACTTCTTGACTGGTACGAAAATCACACTGGATCTTTCTGGATGTTTTTAGCCTACGATAAGTATAATAATTTTGGGGATAATAATGCAGCCTATGGACACCTAAACCAATACAATGAAATAGTAGAGGTATATATTTCAAAGTTTGATTATACTGTTGCAAAAAGAGGACAGAAGCATGACTTTTGGAATGTCTCTATTTCTTTGGAAGAAGCATAATGTTTAAAAATGAAGAACTTCAGAAACACCTAGAAGAGTCTCAAACAATTAGAAGCCGTTCTGCAGTTATTGCTGAATGGAATATGAACATTGCATCCAATATAGAAAAAATTGGAAACTATAGATATAGACCAACACAAGCAGAATCAAAGTTTTCACTATTACCAAACACCTTTGATATGAATGATGATGGAGGATATTACACAAACGCAACTGACTCAGATGTAAAAATTGACGGCGGACTAGATGAAGAAAATGAAAATATTCCAACAACGATATTAACAAAAAAAGAAAAGTTTAATATGATATATTCTTTAGAAGATTGTTTTAATCAGTTTAGGCCAAGGTCTGGAATCAATAAAGCAAGGTTTATGAGAAAATCTTATATCCATCATTCAAATGTTAGTATGGCCAATAGACCAAGATATTATATGGCAGATAGAGAAGATTCATTTAAGTACTGGACATCATACCGAAAAGAAGACAGCATTGAATATGGTGTTGCCAATAAGATAGTCAATGGACAAGACTCTATAGAAGACACGGCTCCTTTTGTAGTTTACAAAAATGACATTCCAACAAACAGGATTGTTGTAAAGATGCAAACGCATATAGGAGACATAAATTTTGGCTCATTTACATGGGATGGAAAAACATTTTTAGATCCATTCTACGGTGATTCAAATAAGGCAACTCCAAAAAAATGGAAGATTCAAACACTAAAAAACAATAACTGGGTAGACATAATGTCTTTTAATGCAACTACAACCAGGCCTGATGGAACTCCAATTATTGGTTCCGATGGATATGTAGAACTTATGTATGGTTTAAAAGTACCAGATAAGTATAAGAAAATATTCTCATTTGCCGAAACAATATCTTCAACCACTGTTCTTCCAGATAAAAATATTGATGGATATGCTTACTTACTTATTGAAAATCCAAATCAAATTGGAAGATTTTATATTTGGAACGATGGCATTTATGAAACATTTGTTCCATCATATGGGTGGCAACTTGCAGAAGAGGAAACTTCAAGACTAACAAACTTTGTTACAGACTTTACAAGCCCAAGTTATTATATATCTGCTTCTGAGAGTTCAAAAAAATACCGTGAATTTGAAAATGTTCGTGGTATCAGAATTGTTGTAGACACTATGACAAAGGTAGATTCTACATTTGACCTTATTGAAATATCTCCAAGACTTTCAGCGAATATTACTAACATGGTGGTTGATTTTTCTGTAACAAAAAGTGCTTCAGATTTGGGAATTAGTGGTCTACCTGTTGGACAACTCTTGGCATCTACAGGAAAATTAAAGATTTTTGATTTTGATGATTCTTTTTCTGAAATAAACCCAAATAGTATTATTAGAAATTATCTTTCTAGAAACATACAATTTAAATTTTATGACATAGTTGTTGATCTGGGGGGATACGATTACTACATTCCAATAAAGACAATGTATTCAGAGTCATTTCCAGAGGTTTCAAACTCAGATAAGATGGCAGATATTACTCTAAGAGATATGTTCTTTCATCTAGAGTCTTCTATTGCTCCACAAATGTTATTAACAAATGTTTCAACAAGTTCTGCAATATCATTATTGTTAGACTCAACGGGATTTTCAAATTACACATTCCGAAGAATTGCTGGAGAAAAAGAAATGATTATTCCATATTTCTTTGTTCCACCAGATACAAGCGTTGCACAAGTCTTGGAGGATATAGCAATTTCTACACAGACAGCAATGTTTTTTGATGAGTATAATAACTTTATAACAATGAGCAAGAACTACATGATGCCATCTTTAACTGAAAGAGAAACAGACATTACTTTGTATGGAACAAAGGATCAGACGAAGAATGGTATTGTAAATAATTTTCATAGCAATAACAAACTTGCTAACATTATTGAGTTTACAACAAAAGAAACGCAGCCATATAACGATGGCGCAATTACATACACAGCAAGATCTATTCAAAGATCCATATCTTCTGTTCGTCAGTCAATGCTAATTGATTATGACAGAACTTACACATATAAGCCAGTTTTGTTGTGGGAAATAACTGGGGAAGAAAATCTTAAATCCTCAAATGGCCAGGTAGGAAGCCAGTCAACATACATGTTAGCAGCAATACCCCTTAACTCAAACCTTTCAGATCAAAAGCCAGTAGTTGTAAATCGTGTGCTACAAAATAACACAATGAATTTTGGCGAAGCCGTATACATGATGTCAAGATACAATGGATATTTTTATGCAAATGGAGAGATTATTAAATATGATGCAGTAGAGTACAATGTTGCTGGAGTTGGAAATGTTTGGATTACGGATGTTCAGGAATACTCTTCTTATCTTTCAAAGGTTCCATTCAATGGAAAGTTGTACCCAACTGGGTCTGTAAGAATATATGCCGAGCCAAACTATGAAGAAGTTGGAGGAGTATTAAAATTAAGAAATGGAGAGGTGGCTAAGCATGGTAGAGGTCAATTTGGAACGCCAATTGTTTCTCATAGTGCTGGGCTAAACCCTTACTGGTATGACAACGCAAATCTTCGTGGAGTTACTATGAAGTCCGATGTTCTTTTTAATTCATCTGCCTCAGAACTTCCAACAAGTGCAGAAGGATTATCTCAAGGCGCTGCAGGCCTTACTGCTTTTGTTAATCTTGGAACACCCCCTGTTAGTACCCCATCAACAAGTAATGACCTTGCCAAAAAAACAACAAGAAATGGAGTTATTAAAAATTTCCTATCTTCTACATACATAGATCAGTCTGTTGTTAATACACTACAGAGTACACAGAGTGGCTCTGTGCAATCTTCTGCGTTGGTAATTACAGGCCCAGGACTTACAACATATCCAACTCCAAACCAGTTTGTTTCATATGTATATAAAAAACTTTCAAACAAGTTTACACATTTTGGTACAAGAGTAAGAATAGTTGGAAAAATAGAAAACAATCTTGACTCTAGTCAAACTTCTACTGGAAACTCAACATACTATGTCATACCAGGAGACGATCCATCAAAAAGCATAAGCATATCTGGCGGTGGTGGTGGCATGGCCGTACTAATAAATCCAGAAACAAATAATGGATACTATTTTGAAATTGCAGCCCTTGGATCCTCTGGACTAACCAATAAAGAAAATTCAAATGTAAACAATGTTTTCTTTTATAAAATATTAAAAGATGCTAGAGACAACGCAGTTCCAGTAAAACTTTGGGAAGGACTAACAAGCATAACAGTAGACGATGGAAACTTTGTTGGTCAGTACAGAGTAGCAGCAGAAGAGAACCCAACAGTCTATGATTTGTCTGTAGAGTATCAGGACATTGGTTCTATTAGAAGATTTTTTCTTTACATAAACAATACCCTGATAAAAACTGTAGACGATATATCTCCTCTTCCAATATATAATAATATGGCTCTTTTCGTAAGAGGTGGATCAAGGATGATGTTTGAAAATGTATTTGCTATTTCTCATAACTATTCAAAAAATACTGCTTATGCATTAAGCACACCAGTAAACTCAATCTTTGATGATGGAGACTTAACCGTAAATGAGTCTTTTAGAAAATACTCAATGAGTGGTATTGTTCAATCAACATATTTATCTGGTATTGAGTCTTCAGACTCTCCTTCACACAATATATATTTTGAAGAATTCGGAACTATCATGCGTGAAGCATCTTTGTTTAATGTAAGATATGACAAGGCTTGGCCTGCACTTCATGCAAAAATGTCTCCAACATTTAACAGCCTAAAGGGTTATACTATATCTGGATTTAGAGCGGGATCGTATGGGGCAGAGTTTATGGTATTTAATTCAACTGACACATTCTTAAGCCTAGACTCAACTTCTGGCAACTATCTAAGAATTCAAGGGGTAACATTTACTCAGGCATCTCAAAACTCTTTAAAGGTTGACGAATATTTTTCTAAACTTTCTAACTTAGCAGATCCAAACATTAGCAATGGGGTAGTGATAGAATCACCACTTAAAGCAAAAAAAGATTATGAAGATATAAAGGTTAGCAGACTTACCTATGGTACAAAAGACTTTAACCTAAATGTTCCGTATGTCCAGACTCAGGACGACGCAAATGATTTGATGAAGTGGACAATATCAAAAATTATGAAACCAAGAAGAAGCATTGGCGTAAAAGTTTTTGCATTGCCAACAGTGCAACTTGGAGATATCGTAAAGGTTGATTATTTTGAAAATGGAATTAATAAGGGTGGAAATGATAGGTTTATTGTTTACAGTATCCAGTATTCTAAATCAGACCAGGGCCCAGACATGACACTATACTTGAGTGAGGTGGTCTAATGTCAACAGACGCAACCTCTCCACAGCCATCTAATAATAGTACTTCTGCAGCGTATCCAGCAGTCAAGGTAGCCACACCAGACTTGTTTGTTTTTAAGGACGATGTTCTTCCAGAACAATTAATGGTAGATTTAATATTTGAAGACATAGGTGGACATGAACTAATAACTTTGTCTAGAAATGACTTAATATCTGGCCAGACAATTTCCTATCAACCAATTAAAAACATAAGCAGCCTTTATTTGCAATACAACCCACAGAACATCCTTAACCTTCAAGATACTTCTGTTACTATATTTAAGAATTTTCCTATTAAGATTGAAAAGTCTTTGCCATTAGAAGGAACTGGGCCAGGCAAAAAGACTGTGTACTTAAACTCTGGCGGAGACCTTGTTATAGAGGTAGTAAATCTTGAGCCAGATGAACAAATAGATGTTCAGATTTTGATTTCTGGGGAACTACTTAGTGGTACAATATATGAGGGGACAATATAATGATTACAGAAAAAGGAAAGTCTATTATAGCCAAATATCTTATTGGCCAGTCTCCTGCATACGCTTCTTATATTGCAATAGGCTGCGGAGCAAAGCCACTTGACAGTTCAACTGGAGTTTTTGGGGATTACTCAGATCAAAAATCTCTTGATTTTGAAATGCTAAGAGTCCCTATTATTTCCAGGGGATTTGTAAATGAAGATGGCGATGACAAGATTGTTCTAACAGCAGAACTACCATCAGATGAAAGATATGAAATTACAGAAGTTGGAGTATACTCAGCAGGATCTAACTCTTTTGCAGGTGCTTTAGACAGCAGAACATTGTTTTCTTTTACTCAAAGCGAAAACTGGGAATACCACAAAGCGACAGAAGCAACATCTATTAAGATTGTTTATGACCCTTTAGATGGAACAGATGAAGACAATGTTATAAATGAGACAGAAAAGGTTTTTCAAACAAACGCAGACAACAGATTGTTTACTGATGACACAAGACTTGACAGAAATGAAAGATGTAGATTTTTAAATAATATTATTCTTATGTCTGGAAATTCTTCAAAAATTCAGTCAAGCCAACTTGGTAAGTTATCAATTGTCCCAACTTGGACAACATCGGGTACAACCTACTTCTCTGAGCACATACATTTAAATGGAAACAATATTGACTTAAATAGGCAATCACCACTTGATGAGTTAAGACTAGCATTCTCAGTAATCAATAAAGACGGAAATTCTACAGTCAATCCAAAAAGAGTAATGCTTCTTTTAGAGTTTGACTCTGCCGATGCTCACAATACTGGACAGTATGCTAGATTTGAAGTAGATATAACACACACTACAGGACATGCATCAAATGACTTTTCTACCAATAGATATTTTATTATTAATAAGCAACTTCAAGAACTTACCAAGTCTGGATCTTTTTCTTGGACCGCTGTTAATACTGTAAAGTTTAGTGTTTGTATACTTGATCAAAATGACAACCCATCTTCTGATTTTTATGTAGCGCTAGATGCTTTAAGAATTGAAAATACAGATGATCTGAATGTCCTTTATGGTTTAGTTGGATACTCTGTTATAAAAAATGTACAGGCAAGACCAATTACTAAACTTGCTAACAGCACAAACTTCGTTGAGTTTAGGTTTAACATTGGTGTTTTATAATGGCAACAGAAAAAATAAAAAGGGTAATTATTCCAAAGGCTAAACTACCAGCCTACAGTGGAGACACAGAGTCTTATATTGTTAGATACAGGATTGTTTCAGAAGATAGAAACAGAAACTCTCACTGGTCTCCTCAGTATAAATTGCCAGTGCTTCCTTATATAGATAATGATACTACAGCAGTAAATTTTGCAATAGGATTAGACGCAACTAAAAAAATTATATCTATAGCATGGACTCCAACAGCAGATATAAATAACGAGTTTGATGTATATTTGAAATGGGACAGTGCTGACTGGGTATATGAAAAAAGAGTTCTTGCCCCAGCATATACTGTATTGGCAAAACAAGGTGCAACATCTGTCAAGGTTTGTGTTCAGATTCCAACATTTCCTACAAAAAAGTTTGAACATGCCAAAATTTTTGAATCTAATTCGATCAGCCTAGTGGTATAATAGTAGTATGACTATTCCATTACCTGAGCGTGGCCAACCACTAGATGTTGGATATCTGTATACAGTTGT